TAATAAAATACAGAGAAGGTAAAGATAATATTATAAATCCTTTTCCAAATGAGACTATAGCTATTAGAAATGCCATAACTGGTAAATTCAAACAATATATTAATGAAAAATATACTTTAAATAAAAATGAAGTTGCTGTAAAAAATCCTGTAGAATTAAGAGCAATTGTAGAGCATGATCTTTTGGATGGTATTGCTTTTGCAAATAGTACTTTAGGGTATTATTCTCATATACAACAAGCCGATCTTCCAAAATTCAGAGATATAGTCATGGATACTAAAAGAGAAATTAAAAGATCTATTAGTGAAATTATGAGTCGTAAAGGTTATCGTGACTGGTCTGAACATCAGGCTAAGTCTCAAGCCGCTATAGAAAAGGGATTATCTAAAATTAAAAGCATGGCTTTAGACTCTGCTATCGATGATGGTTCTGGAATAACTGTAAATACAAAGTCAATGTTTTTTGGAGAATTGCCTACTGGAAAAGAATCTTATGGATTAGATTTTTTAATGGCTATGCTTGTGCCTGACCATTCAGGTAATCCAAATAGATTTTATTATTCTCCAAAGACAGGTAACTTTATGCATGCAGTTAAAGCTCCAAAAAGATCTGTTATTAATGCTGTATTTCAAGCAATGGATACATATCAAGTACATGCTGATACAAAATCCTTTATAAAAGATTTTGCAAAAGTTCATAGAGGTTTTTATGATGCATTAGTTGCAGGACAGGGATTTAATGAGGGAATGAGAAGGCTTGCAGATACTAATTTTGAAGGAGCTTTATTAAAAAATACTATTGAAAAGTCTATGAACAATCCTTATATGCCAAGATCTGAATTTAAAACTATAGATGAAACATTTAATATAACTCCTGAGCTTCAATCTACTTATGCAGAATTATTTAGGCAAATGATACAGGAAGGTGCATTAACAGATCCTAGAACTGTATTTGGCTTAAGAGAAAATATTATCAAAACTGCAGGTAGAGAGGCATATGATGCAATATTTCAAAAATCAAGAGGTCAAATTTTATTTGATGGACTTGGGTCAAAACAAGTTGGAATACATAAAGGCGAAGGTCAATTGCTTGGTGAAGTTTTGATGACTAGGCGTGATATGTTTAATAGAAATTTGCAAACTAAAAAATATGCTAAAAAAGGGTCTAATATAAAAGATGCTTTAAATACAATAATAGGTAAATCTAACGAAAGAATGGAAGGAAATTGTGATTAATGGCTTGTCTTAAAACTTCAAAATTATGGAAAGAAACTGATAAAGTTTATAAAAAATGGAGTGAATCAAAAACTTTAGAAAGGTGGGGTCTTACTGATGATTTGTCTTTATTTAAAAGATTATTTGAAACTGCTACAGACAAACCTTTTTTAGAAGGTTCAAGAATTACTGATATGGATATGAAAAAAATGGATGTAGCTATTAAAAACTTAGAATCTGATTTAAAGTCTCCAGGTAATCTAGATAATAAATTTATAAGAAATTTTTATGTAGGGTCTGCTGTATCTATGAGAAATCCTATTACTAAATCTTTTTACGAAACTTTAGTCAATGCTAATGAGTTTAGAAATAGTAATTCTAATGAAATGTTTCAAAATTATAGAGAAATGATATCTTCTTTAAAAGAGTCTATTATTAACTTTGAAGGAATTTCAG